AAGGGTGTAACAACAATTTAAGAAATGACGCAAAGAAAAAAACAGAATACTCCGAAACCTGAACCTGTTGAAAGGAAAATGTCAAAAAAAGATTATATTAATTCTTTGGTAACAAAAAAAATTAGAAATAAATTTCTTACCGAAAGTCAAAAGACATATTACGAATTATTAACAAATAACCAAATTGTCTTGTGTTCGGGTCCGGCTGGTGTTGGTAAAAGTTATATCTCCATGAAAGCGGCGGTTGATTTACTTTTAGACCCAACTAATTCATACGAAAAGTTAGTAATTGTTCGTCCTGCAGTTGAGGCTGAAGAAAAATTAGGTTCATTACCAGGAAACGTAGAGGAAAAATTAGACCCTTATATTTTCCCTTCTTATTACCTACTAAATAAGATTGTTGGTAAAGAAGCAAGAGAAAAACTTAAAGAGGCAGAAATCATCGAAGTGTTCGCTTTAGCCTACATGAGAGGTATGAATATCGACAATACAATTTTGATTTTCGAGGAAGCACAAAATGCAACACCGAATCAGATGAAATTATTATTGACAAGGATTGGTTATAATTCTAAATTTTTCATATCAGGGGATTTGGAACAAACAGACAGATACAAAGATAAACGTCAATCAGGATTGTGGGATGCACTTCAACGATTCAAGAGTATTGACGATGTTGGAGTATTTGAATTTTCAGATAAAGATGTTGTTAGAAATCCATTAATTAGTAAACTTTTAAAAAGATACGAAGAATGAAAATCGGTATTGAATTAAATGGTGTATTGAGAGACACTGTAGAAAAATTTAAACAAACATACGAAAGGTATTTGATTGACGAGGAATTTGATGAGAAATTGAAGACGTATGAAGCTTTAGATGATAAAGAAGAATATAAAGAAATTTTATCTAAACACGAATTACCTTTCAAATATGAAATTTTATCTGAGGTTGATTCAATGGATTTATCAAAACATTTTGCCTTCAAAGATAATGATGAGTTATACAATTTTATGTATCACGAATTTCCAATGCAGATTTTTGGTCACGCACCATCAACTGAGATGACATCATTTAACGATTTAAATGATTTATACATCAAACTCCGAGACGAACACGATTTGTTGATTGTTTCAGATGAAATTGGTAAATCTAAACCAGCATCACTATTTTTCATTTCAAAATTCGGTTGTTTATTAGAAAAAGTAAAATTTTATTCTAATCAAACAATAAAATCGATGTGGGATGAAGTAGACATTTTACTTACGGCAAATCCTGACTTATTATTGAATCACCCACAAAATAAACTTGTGGTTAAATACGAAACAAACTACAATAAACAAATCCCTTCACCATACGTTATTTCTTCATTAAAAGACTTTGACAATGTGTTGGAAAATATCTTAAAGGAGGTTGCCTAATGTTTAAAATTTTTAATGACAATTATTACATCGATGTTGATGAAATCGAAAAATACATTAACATTCCATCAATATCAGGAGGAAGTGAAGTTCACATAAATGTTGTGAAGTATGAGGTCGTAAAAATGATGATGGAGGTTTTAATGACCGAGGATGAGGAAATGGACGAATCTCTCGGACTGAAAGGTGGAAACGGCACCACAATACCATTCAAACTAGCATTTAATTCCTTATTGAATAAAAAACTAATAAACAAATACTAATATGAATCCTGAATTAATTCAAAAATTAGAAAAATCTATCTCAAACTTAAAAGATAAAAGTTCGAGAATTTATTTTATGGTTCAAGATACAAAAGGTAACGCTAAAGGTTCCGTATCTTACATCTACAAAATGGCCCTTACATTAAAAAGGGCGGGTTATAACTCCATTATCCTTCACGAAAAACCTGACTATATGGGAGTAACTTCTTGGTTAGGTGAAGAATATATGACTGAATTACCTCATAAATCAATCGAAGGACAGAACTTAGATGTTGCTCCTGATGATTTCATAATTGTTCCAGAGTTATATGGTTTTGTTATGCCACAACTCAATAATCTACCTTGTTCAAAGATAGTATTATGTCAATCGTATGACTATATGTTTGAAACATTACAACCTGGTCAAACTTGGGCTCAGTTTGGATTTAACAAATGTATAACAACTTCTGAGTTACAAAAAGAATACATATCAAATGTTATGAAAAATGTTACTTTTGATATTGTAGAACCATTGATTTCAGAGGTATTCAAAAAACAAATTTTACCACCAAAACCAATTATTGCGGTTCACACAAGAGACCAAAGAGAAACTTTAAACTTAATCAAAACCTTTTACATTAAATTCCCTCAGTATCGTTGGGTAACTTTCAGAGATATGAGAGGATTATCTGAAAGTGAATTTGCCAAAGGTTTTAATGACGTGTTTTTGTCAGTTTGGATTGACGATATTAGTGGCTTCGGGACCTTCCCAATAGAATCTATGAAATCAGGTGTTCCTGTAATAGGTAAAATTCCAAATTTATTTCCGCAGTGGATGAATGAAGATAACGGAATTTGGATTCAGAATCAGAACCAAATTGTAGATTTTGTTGCTGATTTCATTCAAAATTGGTTGGAGGATAATATCAATACTACAATTTATGAAGGAATTGAGAAAACCGCTAACGAATACTCATCCAAAGAAAAATATGAAAATAAAGTTGTAAGATTATTTGATTCTTATTTTTCTACTAGAATGATATCATTTATGGAACAATTAAATAAACTTGAAACACCAGTAACAGAAGATGGAAAATAAATTAGATATTTCAGTAATTTTACCTATCAAAAGTGCAACCGCACGAGATTTTGATGATTTTTTCGATAAAGCAATCAATTCTATTAAAACACAAAAAGTTGCAATAAATGAATTGGTTATTGTCCATACCGATGAAGAAAAACTAATTGATATATTAAACTCCTACGATTTCGGTGATATTAATGTGGTTAAATTAAAGTGGTTGAAAGAACCAAATTATTCGAAACAATTGAATTACGGTGTGGAAAACGCTAATTCAACTTGGGTTTCATTTTTCGAATTCGATGACGAATACTCATCAATTTGGTTCAAAAATGTTGAGAACTATATCACACATTATAATGATGTCGACGCTTTTTTACCAATTGTAATTGATATCGATAATAAAGGGGTTTTTGCAGGATTTACAAATGAAGCCACTTTTGCTGCTAACTTTACCCCTGAAATTGGTATACTAACGAACGAAACTTTGCAAAACTACCAAAATTTTCAAACCTCTGGTATGGTTATCAAAAAAAGTGTTTTTGAGAAATATGGGAAAATGAAATCCACTTTGAAATTAACATTTGTTTATGAATTCTTGTTGAGAATGACTTATAATTCAGTAAGAATAATGACAATCCCTAAAATTGGATACAAACATATCAACTTAAGGGAAGGTTCAATTTTTTGGAATTATAAAAATGGTCAGGAACCATTGACACAAGAAGAAGTAAAATTTTGGATTGACACTGCGAAAAAAGAGTATTTCTTTTTCGATGATAGAACAATAAAATACGAACCCCAAATGGTTTAATGAGTTTAACAGGTTTTACGGAAAACGATTTAAAAAAGAAGGGACGTAAACCGAAAAGTGATAATTATTTTGACCAAGAAGAAGAACTGGCTGTGAGATTATATCTCTCAGCCACGACTTTTGAAGAAAAAAACAAAATATATAACAAAGCTCTTCGTAAACCCTTAGATAAAATGATATCGTCTATCATTAGACGATATAAATTATATCGTAAAGATATGGATTTTGTTGAAATTCATGCTGATACACATTCTTTTTTGATGACTAAGTTGGATAAGTTCAAACCATCAAAAGAGAAAAAAGCATATTCCTATTTCGGTACGATTTGCAAGAATTATTTGATGGGTCAAATAATCAAGGACCAAAAAGAAACGAATAGGAAGATATCATATGAGGATATTTCTTCTGACTTGGAAAATGAACATAGAGCCGATTTGATATATTATATTGATGAAGATGTTATTGACACTGACAATTTGATAGAAAGTTATATTTTCGAATTAGAAAAGATAGTTGACGAGCCAAGTTTATCGGAAAATGAACGGAGATTGGGCCTATCTCTTATAGAGATATTTGCAAACTATAATGACATATTTCAATCAACAGATAACAACAAATTTAATAAAAATGTGATTTTACTATCATTGAGAGAGATGACAAATTTATCAACAAAAGAAATACGGGTCTCAATGAAAAAGTTCAAAAGGTTATACGTAACAATGTTACAGGGTATTATAAAATAAATTTTGTAATAAAAGATATTTATAGTTATGTCTAGACCACAAAAAAAGAAAATCGAACTAAGCAAAGAATCGTTGTTGTCTTTAATGCAAGAGATATATAACGAATTGGTAGAACAAAGAAGCACTGCTTTAAGGATACAAAATAAAATGCTTTCTATGATGAAAGACCCTGAAGACATGACTTTGATTGGACCTGTGATAGAAAAACAACAAAAAATAATAAATGATTGTGTTGAGAAAAAATTGCAATTGTCCAAATTACAATCTTCAATGTGGGAAAAAACTCAAAACAATCAGGAAAGTTTTTCTATATCTGATATGGATGATGATTTGATTGAAGATTTAATCAAAAAGGATGTGGATAATAATAAAACTTTCAAACTTAAGTAATGCCTGAAAGTGGTTATGGTGATGTTACCAAAAGGGTTCAAGCCTTACAAACCGCATCAAAATCTATTGCGGATGGAAAAAACCTTGAAAAAAAGGTAGGTGAGACCTTTGAAGGTGCTGCCAGTAGTGCTCAACAATCATTAAATAACGTCGCAAGTCAGGGAATAAAATCCTTAACCGGTTCGAAATCTCAAATGGAAAATCTCTTGGACCTTTCACAGGTTACAAGTAGTTATTCAAGTGCAAGATACCTTAAAAAAAAGTTTGTAAAAGCTTTACTAACCTCAAGACCTAGGATTGAACAAATATTTCTTAATGAGGCATTAAATGCCATAGGCTGTTCACAAGAACAGGAATACGATGATACATCTACTCTATATATCAAAGTAAGAAGTGTTGACTTATTTGGTATGTTAAAAAAGGACCCTGCTTCAAAAGTGGGTCAAATACTCTATGAAATCAAAGATGTTTCATATGGTAATATTCCCTTCTCAATGAATAGAGAATTACATAATAGAATCATCAACGAAAATGTATTCTATAGTAGTGTTGCCAACTCAAAATATAAGGGATTTTCAGGTCAAGACTTATTCGATATACGATATGTTGAAGTCAATCCAATTACTGGTGATGATTCTGGGTGGTTCGAAATATCTCTGTCAAGTAGAATAAATAATAGTAAAAAAATAATCACATTCCTAAGAGATTACTTCAAGAGTATAAGTCTTCTTGAGATTAAATCTATTTTTGGACAACTTATGGAGGTAATTGCTGGTATTTTGTCTATGGGTGAATCAGTGGGTCTCAAACAGGTTGAGGATGCATCTAGATTCCAACTTTTACTTGCGAGAATTTTGGGAGTGTGTTTCGATTCGAGAAAGGAAATAGATGTTCAAGGGACCTCAAAAATTGGTGAAATCGATTTATTGGATGAATCATTTTTCGAATTGACGGAATTCGATTTGAGAAATATTAATAATAGAGTTAATAATATATTTTCAAGAGTGTTAGAATTCGAGGATTGTGGTAATGTTCAAATACCTGTAAATTTCGAATCTACTTTATCAGCTTTGCAAAATCTCACATTTGTTGAGGGTGAAGAACAGGTTAACAATATTATAAATTTGACAGGTGAAATATTGGTGAATGATAATACAGTAAGAGGGTTGGGTATTAATTTTGATTTTATCAAAAGTTTAGATTTGAAATTTCTATTGAGATTACCTCTAGCCACTTTTTACGTTTTGTTAAGTCCAAAAACATTATTACCAATAATGATTATGATAAAACAACTTGGTAAAATAGAAGTTGATGTAATAGATTCACTACAAAATTTTTTCAAACAATTCAAAAAGTTCATAATTGAAACCGTATCACAAATCTCGGCAATCTTCATAGAAGAGTTATTCAAAATAATTAAAAGAGATGTTGTCAACCTTATTCAGAGTGTTGTCAATGATTTGGAAAAAGAAAAAGCCGACAAAAGAATTATTATGGTTCTCAAATTGATTCAGGTTATAATTGTATTGGCCAAACTCATAAGTGATTTTAGAAGGTGTAAAAGTATTATTGACGAGTTATTACAATTATTACAAATTGCATTACCATCGAACACAAATTTATCACCAAGTTTAGTTTTCGGGTCTCAGTTTTTACCCGGCACATCCCCAACAAGAGCATTTGTGAATACAATACAAGAAATGCAGAAAAAAGGTTTACCGACAGGTTCACTACCAAGCGGTGCTCCTAACCTATTTGTTCAAAGCTTATTTTCTCAAATTAAAGGAAGTATGACAGAACAATTTGAAAATGGTAAAACTCAGATAAGTATACCCCCATTAGCAATAACTCCAGCCGGCGTAACAACACCATCAAGTGCGTTCGGCAAATCTTTTTAATATGAATGAACAAGATTTCACAAAAGCAAAAGATATAATAGCAAATTATAAAAACAAATCAAACAACGATTTGACATTTGCTATGGACATTATCCAAAAAGATTTCGATTTTACAAAGGAAACTTTGATAAAAATGTCGGAACATTTGGATAAATTAGAAAAGTCATATGAAGTTTTATTAACAGAATATCAGTCAAGAAAAAATGGCATCAAAAATAGATAGGATATTATTCACAGCCGTCGTTATAGACAATAAGGACCCATATATGTTGGGAAGAGTTAGAGCAATACCTGAACAAGAATTTTATTTAGACATCTTAAAAAGTATAAATGGAGATTGTGCAATTTTTGATAACCAAAAGAATATAATAGGTATCAAAAAGGAGTGTCAGTGGGAAATGTTAGACCCATTTGTTTATTTACCTCTATTACCATTTCATATCAACGTTGTTCCAATGGAGAGTGAAATTATCAATATTATAACCCCTGTGGTTCAAAATGCGTCAAATCCGTATAGAACACAGGCAGCCAATAATCAATATTATTTACAAGGGTCTTATTCATCCCCTATGGCTTCCCCAAAAGAAACATATCCAAATGCTAAAGCATTTACATCTCAAGGAGATTTAGTGAAAAAACATTATAGGTTGAGAAATAAAGATAAGTTAGGGACCTATACAGATGTTCGCTCCAAAGGTATATTTCCTGAACCAGGAGACAATTACATATTGGGTAGAGGAAACTCTGATATTATCGTAAAGGCAAATGAGGTTTTGTTAAGGTCAGGAAAAACAAGATTATTAAACCCTAAACAACCACCTTTACCAAATGACAATAGAGGATTTTTACAACTTTCAACTTTTGAACAAACAAGGTCAGGTCTGATAAAAAATACAGAAGAGGTGTTGATTAAATTCATACGTAAAACAAAAAATGTATTGAAGTTGGTTGAATGGCATATAGAAAATTTGGAGAATACTCAAGATTTGTTTTCTGGTTATGTATATCTATATAATGTCAAACCTGATGGAAATAAAACAAACACCAACAATTTTAGTTTAAGTACGGAAGTTACACCTAGCACACAATTACCTGGTAGTGTTAGGTTTAGTAATCTGTCTTTCGGTGAAGCGGTTAATGTTATAAACTCATTCATCAGGGGACTTAATGACGGATATATACCATTTTTTCCAAAACACGGTAACGTAGGAACCGCAGTCCCTAACGCATTTCCTTTTTATTTCAGACCATCATCAAGAACATACGGTAAAATTCAAAACTACGCATCAAATACAAGTCCTGATAAAAACACAGAATTTAGTAATGCAACAAGATTTATGAATGCTGTGAAACTTAAAGATACTGACAAACAATCAGGAAATGGTTTAGTTTCGTCAAGAGGTTATTTAGGTCCATTTGTCGTTCCAAAAATCGAAGAGTTATTTGATTCAACAGTGGATAATCAATCTATAAGTTATGGTATTTTAGGTAGTGAAAAGCTCTTCTTATTATCACAGGATTCTAATAATCCAAGAAGAGGAAAAATAGATTTTTCAAATACCATATATGGATTCAATGATAATGATATTGTTGACAAAGACCTACTTAATAAAACATCTTCATCAGTTAGGGGTGAAGAATTATTAGAACTTTTGAATCAGATAGTGATATTTTTGTTGGGTCATGTTCACCCCCACGATGGACTACCCCCTGATTCAGTATCTCAAGATGGTTTAGGGTCCCAATCTATTATTGAGAAAATGAACAAGGCGTATACCGAAGTTTTGAATAACAATATTAGAATTAACTAACAATATTGATTTTTGAAATATTTATTGAATAAATTACTATGTCGATAAATAATTCGTATTTTAGCAGGAATAACACAATACTTTCTAACGTATACACTAATACAGGTAGAAGCCCTATTACTCAACTTTATTTTGGCTCAACAACATCACAAAATCCTACGGTTGCGTATTCGAGATTCATATTCGATTTGGATTTGACCTTATTACAACAAAAATATTCCAATGGGACAATTACCTCAGGTTGTAATTCGACCGCAACTCACACATTGATGATGAGAAATACAGGTTCATTTGATATTGGATTACTTAACACATTAATACCATCTGAAAATAGACAAAGGGCAACATCATTTGATTTAGTTCTTTTTAGAATTCCTAAAACAACAACTGAAAACGGAATTCCCCAACTTTGGGATGAAGGAGTGGGATATGATTATACAGATTTAATGTCTAACGTAGGAGATAAAAATTTCTCTCAAAGACCATCTAATTGGTATCAAACAACAACTTTATCTGGTTGGTCAACTAATGGAATTTATGATAATACTAATTCGCAGTCAGGAAACGTTATACATTATTCAGCACTAACAATAATAGATGAACAGCATTTTGAGTTCGGAAATGAAGACATATCATTTGATATGACAAATGAGATAAATTCAATTTTGAATGGAAGTTTAACAGGTGTCACAGGTTGGGGTATCGCATACAAACCACAATTAGAATTAATAACAGGATTAACTCAAGCATACACCGTTGGGTTTTTCACAAGGCACACCCAAACTTTTTACGAACCATATCTACTAACTGATTATAATGACTTGATAAGTGATGACAGAGATTTATTTGCTCTCAATAAAGTAAATAAATTATATCTTTACGTATATGATGATGGAAATCCAATAAATTTGGATTCTAATCCAACCGTGGCTATAACAAATAATAATGGTGATGTGATTCCATCATTATCAGCATTGACTACTTGTAGAAGAACCAAAGGTGTTTATGAGGTGACCGTACCGGCACTGTTAGGATATAAAACCCCTTGCACTTTTACTGATACTTGGAAGGGATTATATTTAAATGGGGTTCAAATACCAAATATAGAAAATGAATTTGTTATAAGACCCTTCTCATCTTCTATTTCTATTGGAACATCAACTAATGAACCATCAGTATATGGATTCGATTATTATGGTATAAAACAAGATGAAAAGATATTAAATACAGATATTCGTAAAGTTGGTGTGATAATCAAAAAAGAATATACATCAAATCAACCTTTAAATAAAATAAAGGCTTATTATAGAGTTTATGTTAGGGAAGGTCAGACCGAAGTTCAAGTCCAAGATTGGACACAAGTTAATAAAACACCAAATGAATATTATTTTATATTTGACACAAGGGATAAAATTCCAAATGAATATTATATAGATTTGAAATTAGATATTAATGGTGAAGTCACCACTTACAAAAGACAAATCAAGTTTCAAATCGTTAATAAAAAATAATATCATATCTTACATTTGATATTTAGGAGTTGTTTTTCTAATACTTATAAGTAAAACAACGCACAAGTTATTTAAAAACTAAAAAAACTTAAAAAGAACCCCTCCAAAAGAGGGGTTTTTTATTTTTGTAAGTATTTATTGTAAAATTATTTTTTTATGAAAAAAGTTATCAGATTAACCGAATCGGATTTGGTTAGAATTGTTAAAAAAGTAATAGAAGAATCCACCAGTTCTTATAATAATTTATTAGGTAGGAACTTCAAAATTAATACTGACGGTACGATATCAATTGCGAACAATAATAACCAATTACAAAAAATTAGATTATTCACTAAATTGGGTGATATGAATATCAAAAAAATTACACCTAACAGTAATGGTTACACAATCACAGGTGGTAAAATGTCTAAAGATGTTGGTTACGATATAATTAAAAAAGTCCTAAAGTTTGTTGACACAGGCTCACCAAATGTGATTGAAAGTGGTAGTATTGTTGAGCCTGATTTAAGATTAAAAAAAGTATAAATATGAAAAAAGTTATTAGATTATCAGAAGCTGATATCACTAAATTAGTGAAAAGAGTTTTAGAAGAATCACACGAAAATTATTCAGATAGATATATGTTCTTTTCTAATTTAGAACAAATGAGAAGACAGTGTGATATGTTATTAGAGTTAGACCAAGATATGGTAACTCAAATATTGGACGATGGTCACGATTGGGCGCAGGACCATATCGCAGAAGCCAAAAACAATATGGACCAAGTATTTGATTTTATGATGAATCATATAAAAGGCGATGGTCAACAGGATATCGAAGACGCATCTTTTACAGGTATGATGGAAGAGGGTAGAAAAAAAACAGGTACTAAACTATGTGCAAGGGGTAAGGCAGCGGCTAAGGCAAAATTTAAGGTCTACCCCTCCGCATATTCGAACGGCTACGGAGTACAAGTTTGTAAAGGACGAATGCCAGGTTTAGACGGAAAGAAAAAATGTTCTCCGCCGTACTGTTAATGTCAGAAAACTTTTATATCTTTGTAACCACAAAACTTCAGTATGACACTCTATCAATTAGTAAAAAGAAAAATTAAAAGAGTATTTCTTAAATATTACCTTTGGATACACAGGAGACCCCTTGACGAGAAAATTGACGCAGCAATGAGTAGGTATCAACAAACTTGTTTTCATATTGCAAGAAAACTTCTCAAACAAAACGACACTGAGTTGATATTTGCGCCAGTATCGGAAAAGAAAATCATAATCAATGATAGGTTAGGAATTGTTGTGACTTTACAACATCAACAAGCCTTTGTGACAAACCACGTATATCATTATTCTATATTAATGGAACCAAGAACTTGGGAAAGAGTTAATTATCTATTCGGTAACGAGATTGAGAAGCGCAGGAAATCTTACGAAACCGTGATTCATTCTCAAATTAATTGTTCTTTAACTGACATTCTTAAGAAGATATAATTAGAACAATAACTAAAAACTCAATATTTCCATTTTCAAGTTTCTTAACATACTCAAATTTTCTTAACGGATTTTTTGCTTTTTGTATCGACATACTTTGAGCGGCGGATTGTGTGTTACCAACTGAACTGAAAACTTGATAATTACCATCTTTACCCATTTTCAAATTCATACCACCTGGCACTGTAGAATATCCATTTTTGTCCAATAATGAAATAAGTTCTTTTTTTGAATATGTTTGCCCGTCTACTTGCTCCACAAGTATTTTTTTGAACAGATTAATTAATTTATTTTCATTTGTTTTCTTTTTTGGTTTGTAGGATACCATTGTAGGTTTGTTACCAGTACCGATTTTTGGGTCTGATTTTTCAGCCTTTCTTTTTTGCTGACAAGCAGACTTTTTTTGAGCATCAGTCATTTTAGATGCAACACCTGCGGCACGACATTTAGGGTATCCTTTGGATGATGCCTCAGGTCTACCACAAGGAGGGTGACCGCCACCCTCTTTTTTACGACATATATTAACCCAAGGACCTTTAGGTTGTTTAGACCCTTTTGGTTTTTTCTTGGTACCGAACCAAACGGCTAAGTCTTCCTTAATAGTTCTTATTATTTTATCAGTCATCTCTTTGATTGGTCCGTTATTTAATACATCACCATCAGAATCACTTAGACTTGGATGTTTTTTATTATAATTGGATACTTTTCTCGCTAATGCTTCTTTTTTCTTAATTTCTCTTTTTGGTGTGCTCATTTTACCATCATAACTATCATATGATAGTTCTGCACTATCGTATTTGGAGTCAGATTTTATAAAGGGTTGTAAGTCTTGTTTTTTGAATTGTCTTAAACCAGGGCTTAATGGGACTTGATATTTTCCACCAACAATTGAGTCTGAAGTTGCCTCATTTATTTCATTCTTATTTGTCATAAAAAAATATTTTTCGTATTATTATAAATATCATCAAACATATAAAACAATGAAAAATGAAAATTTAGATTGGACCACCGAAATCAGAAATGAGTTTTACAAAAATATTTTAGATAATTATAATTTATTTGAAAGTATCGAGGACGGATATAATTGTTTCATACAAAATAAAACAAAAAATGATGGAAGAAAAAAATATACAGATTTTGACAAATCTTTTTGGGAAGTTAGAAATAACTGATAACACTCAGTTAGATACACTTTTGTGTTCTATGGATAATAATTTAGCAACAGTATTTTTAATACAGGCGGTTGAATTTGCATATGAAAGAGGAGCATTCAATTTAGTTGAATCAGAGGTGGTATCTAAAAGTATTAGAATTTTAAATTCTAACCCCAATAAATAAAAAAAGGGACGATTTCTCGTCCCTTTTCATTATAACATTTCAAATTGATTATCTCAATTCTCTCAAGTCGAATGTACGTACACCATCCACTGTGATACGTCCGTAGAAACGGTTGTTAACCATTTTCTTAGCGTAACGTGTCATAATACCTTTGATAGGTGTAAAGTTAAATGGATTGTACATTGTTGGAGTTAATTGTAGAGGTACATACGGTGCGTAAATGTAACCTGTGTCAAGTAACGAAGTACCTTTGTGACCAATCAACACTGTGTTTGGTGGGAAGTAAGGGTCACGGTATACTTGATAACGACCAGCTAATGTACCTACTCTTTCGATACCCATGTTGTATTGGTCTTGCTCAGGTGAAGCATTTGATACGTGGAAGTATTCCAAGTCATCAAAAATCGCAGAAACCTCAGAAGATACAACAATCCAGTTAGCACCACCACGAAGAGTTGACTTGTGAATTTGTGCAGAAATTTGGTTGATTGCGGTAATCAATGTTTGGTTCCAGTCTTTTTGAGTGTATGGAGTAGTTCCTGTTGAAGACAGACGTTTCCAACCATTGTAATCCCAACGTAAGTTCCAAGCCGCTCCTTTACGTAAGTCACGTAGAATTTCACGGTCAATTTCTGCTGCAACTTGTTCTGACAACAACGCTGTCAATTCAGCCTCAGCATCGATATTGTGGAATGCTGCAACGTCTTGTGCGAGTTCAGGTGACCATTGTGCTCTTAGTTTTCTTTCAGAAACTGATACAGTAACTGATTCAAGGTCAAACGAAACTTCACCAATTTTATCTTCAAATTCAAGCTCTTCGTAACGTCTCCAAGCAGCAATGAATGCGGTATTCGCGGTGGTTGATGACGAGAATGTTGAGCCAGTGTATCCATCCAAAGATTCAGAACCACAGTTAATACAAGATGGTACTTGTAAATCCACTTCCAAGTAAATAACACCATTTGCTGTGCAAATATCATCATAAGACCCTCCATTTCCTGTACTAGGCCATTGTGTAGATGAGCTTCCACCATATTGTACTATACCTTTACCGTATTTTTGAGTTACAACTCTGAACAAATAAGGATTCAATACATTAGCAGATGTCGTTGTGTTTGTACTTACACCAAGAATTTTGAGGTCTGACAAGAATGTTTCTGAGTCAATTTCTTGACCATCAGGACCTATCAATTTACCAGCTCCTGAGTTAGAGAAACCTGACATTGCAACTAATACTTTTCTATAGTTAGCACTTGTATAAGCACTTACAACTAATTCTCCTGTTGTTGCACTCCAAGCAACTGTAGTAACTGAACCTGTGATTGCAGACCAACGACCTTTTGAGTAGTCGAAAAGTCCTGGAGGGTCAAGACCCGCTTCAGCACCTTCATAAAATAAATCGTAAAGATTTTTAGCGTAGGCACCAGCTCCAGTGTATCCTGTGTTAGGGTCCCCTGGATAGTTACCTGGTGAACCAACAGGGGCATAATGTTCTCCTGATGATGAGGCGGAACCTCCATTATACCCTTGGATTTTAGGAACGAAATAGAATAATTTACCGATTGGTAAGTTCATAGCCTGAACCGATACGATTTCGTTAGCCAATAATTTAGAGAAAACACGTCTTACGATTGGAAATACAACCGTTTCGAATGCTCCGTTTGAAGATTCTGATGAAGCTTCGTTAATCAAATGTGACGCTTGGTTTTCATACAACTGCGCAACATTTTCTTTTAGGTGACCACGTAGGCCTTCAAGGAACCCTAATCTGTCCCATTTGTTGATAGTATCTTCTTTGATAACTTTAAGGTGCTTAAGACCAATGTTACCAACAAGACCTGATTCTAATAATGCTCCCATTTTTGGAATAATTTTTAAGTTTATGTTTATTTTATAATCTTACTCATGATATCTTTCATTCTTAAGAATTGAGGATTCTCATAAGTTTTAGATTCGATTAATGTCGATGCTGAACCAGATGAAGGAGATTTTTCAATCTTTCTTTCAATAGATTCAGTTATCGACGATTTGTTTGTATTTGTTAATTCACTTTTGATTGTACGATAAAGATTTTTCGATTCTTTAAGGGATTCTACACCATCAAATCTTCTCAAGATGTTAATTTTTTCTTGTTTAGATGTTGAGTGTTCAGTAAACAATCTTGTTGCGTAAGCTAAATTCGAATTGAATACAGCAACTTCATTAAGTTTGTCTCTGAAAACATTTAGTGCTTTACGATACTCTTCGTTTTTCTCACGAAGGACTTGAATTTGTTGAATATCTCTATTGTAACTTTCCTTTCTTAGGTGAGTAGGAGCCGCTTTAGGTTTATTCAAACTATTTCTACCCCATCTCTTACCATTTCCTAGTGTACGTGCAGCCTCTTTGGTTTCTTCTTTCGACATTCCAGAATGGAACGTAGCTAACGGTTTTCCTCCTTTACTTATAGTTTTTGGATTTTCCATCTTTTCTTGTTTCATACCTTCTTTGAATTCGAATTTTGGTCCTTTACCAATACCTACACCTCTTGTTCCTTGTTTTTTGTCTTCTTTGAACCCTCCTGATGTTTTCTTGTATGAAAATTTTGGTTTACCAATTTTTGCTCCTTTACCTATTTTAGGTTTCATAGCTTCATTTTGTAAATACTCAGAATCCATTTCGTATAAATCGCTTTCATCAGAATCCATTTCGTATAAATCGCTTTCATCAGAATCCATTTCGTATAAATCTGAATCCTCAATTTCATCCAAATCGACTTCATAAATTGTTTCATCTGAAGTATCGTCGAATAATTCTGTATCTGAATCATCAACTTCGAGTTCATATACGACTTCTTCATCGGATTTATCGTTGAATTCATTTGAATCATTCTTTGAAAATATATCATCAATGATTGATTTTAATTCTTCGTCATCCGAAGAATCTGATTCTCCTATTGAATATTCATCGTCTACGTCGAATGATTCACCAAACTCATCATACTCATTGTATTCATCATACATTTCGTATGTTTCCATATATTTGTCATCTTCTGACTCCATTCTAATCATATATTCTTGGTCTGCTTCCTCGTCGGAAAGGTTTATGATGTTGTCATCCTTTTTTACAATGATTCCGTCTTCTGGTCCTAATGCTTTGAAAACTGTTAATAAATCTTCATCACTGATATCATCATTTCCTGAAAAGTCGATTACATCTTCTTCATCATCAGGCATGTCCATCATTTCAAAATCTTCATCGTCATCTTCATCATCAGGCATGTCCATCATTTCAGAGTCCTCATCGTCCTCATCATCAGGCATGTCCATCATTTCAGAATCATCATCTCCCTCGTCATCAGGAATATCTGATAATTCAGGGTCATCTTCAATCTCCTCGTCATCAGGTTGTTCAGATACGATAGATTCTTTTACCAATTCTTTGATTTCTTGTTTCATAGTAGAAGCAAGTATTCCTTTTGCATTTTCGGCTACGGCCTCTTCCAAATTTCTCATTTGGATAAGAGCGTCTTCAACCAAGTTTTTTTCTTTTGACATATTTTTATGTATATTTTTTCATATAAATATATACACATTTGAAAAAAATTCAGTTTTTGGTATTTTGTGACATTTATTTTATAAAATAAAAAAAGGGAAACCTTTTGAGTTTCCCTTCACAATACAAAATTTTCAGTAACTGATATTACAAAACTTCGATTACTTCGTCAATTTTACTTTCTGCAATTGATGTGATTCGCCAATCCCAAGTTAGGTCACTATACCTTTTTGTAATCTTAGCTTCAACATCTGTTGGATTGTAAGCCTTAACAAGTTTTTCCTCTTTAACTTTTTTTACTTTACCAGTTTCTTCATCAGGGAATTCGTAGTAGAGTTTTGCAATGAAATATTTTTCGTCCATAATTTTATTTTTTATAAAATATCATCATAATATTTTATAAAATCAAGGATTACTTATTTAGGTATGTATTTAATCGATTCATCAAATCTAAAGATTTGTTTGCTTCAGGTCCTACGTGACGTTCCCTTTGAGTTTGTTTTTCTTCTTCTAAATTTTCTTCGAATTTATTCCTGTCTTCAGGATTAGAAAAAAGATAAGCACCAGGGGTTGATGGAGATGACACTAAGTCAAAACAAATTAATTCAAAATCATCTTGAACCTCGTTTTGTTCACCAACTTTTTTTAGTGAACCTACACCTCTTGATGATATACCTAATGTCACACCCTGTCTTAAGTAGTTTGCCGCTAAATCTCCTTTAGTTGAACAGATACCTCTTTCATGGAATCCTGGTGACGTTAACAATCTTAACTTACCCATTAATATTATTCCATCCCACCAAATATCTGTTATAATGTGAGCAACTCTATCTAAGTCGATAAGGGATGATTCAGGGTGATTAAGTTCTGAAAGTGAAACACCCTTATTAATCATTTTTTTATAATTTTCCGCTTCTCTTTTTAATATTTTCTCAGGGTAAATCCTACCATTACGATTTGGTGTGTTATATTTTTGTAAAACCGCATAAAACTCAAAAGGTTTACTGTGGTCCATAAAACTTTTGGATTCCATCAAAATATTTTGATTTCCGAATTCCTTTGGTGATACATATCCTGCGTCATACTCAATAAGAATTCCTTTCCCTGATTCATAGGGTTTCAATATTTTAAGTTCGTTCATATCGATATTTTTATATAAATACCTCAAACTTTATATTTATACCTCAACAAGTTCAGTTTTGTCTTTTTTACTTAAATGAAAATCGAAATATTCGTTTCCTCTGAATATATCCGAGTGAATACAACTTACAATAGATTTTATTGATTTTTTTAATTTTGTAGATTTGAAATCCATCTCTTCTAAAAGATATAGATTGATTTCTAAATTTGTGAAAGACCTTTTTTTGTATTGAATTCCGCTTGTTCGTAAATCTAAATCAACTATGAATTTTTCATCGAACATAGTTTTGTCAAGACAATTGAATACGACGTGTTTGATTGCTCTTGACATATTGAGGACAATTCTTGTCCAATTTTCAAAATCGTCTTTTGGTTCTACCCAAGTTTGAATGTTAATGTAAATTGATTTTAAGTTTTTTGAATCTACCGTACCATAGGTAATTTTTGACGATTTGAACCCGCTTAGTTTAGCGGTTTTCCCTTTCTTCATTCTCTCATTTTTTTCGGAGTTTATTTATCTGAAAAAAAGGTAGATAAAGTTTGTCAAAATGTCAAAAAATTAAATATTATCAACCAAATTCTTTAACTTGAAGTATTCTAATCTATCAAATTTTTTAGATTTGATGTTATCTATTGTTTCATTAATTGTCTTTTTGACAGATTCGTCGGTTTCACCCTCTAAAACAACAACTAATTTAACTACTGCTTCATCTTTTAGGTTTTGGAATTTCCCAACTAAAACCGATTCATCTTCTTTTAATAATGTATTGAGTTCTTTTCTTTCAGATTCGTTTAAGTTAGATATAAATTCTTCAATAGTTTTATTTGCAACTTTTACCATAGAACTTAAAGGTAATAGAATCGTTTCTTTACTTTCATTGATTGGTGTTTTTTTCAATCCCTCAACAATTACTTTTTTACTTCTTACTTTATTTTCCAAATGTAAAACATCACTTGAGTTGTAAAATAAATTATCTATATCAGTATATTGATTATGACAATTTACACCAACTGTCCATCTTCTCAAAGATTCTAAATCTTTTTTATTAGTTTTGTTCAAGATGTTTTCAAACATTGTGATTGATTCAAAAACAAAATCTTCTGCCAATTTCTGGTCATAACCTTTGTTTGTTGATAACTCATCATAAAGAAAAAATAATTTAGATATGTTTTTATTTGATAAAACATTTCTATTGAAATTTTTTATTTCTTCTTTGAAGGTTCCTTTACCGTATGATTCGGAAAGAAGCTTTTCAACTTTTGATTTTAATACACCTATTTTCATTTGCAAATATTTTATAATAAATATTAGTCATTTAGTATTCTATCAAGTTCGTTTCCAATATCACCCAAAGAATTTCTTGCTCTTGATAAATCTATAAAGTCATCTTCATTTATCAAATCGTTACTTTCCAATAATATATTCATATTATCTCTTCTTTTGGATTCTGGTGTTACTCCTGCACCTCCACCTGGTTCAGGACCCGGCGGTGGTGGCGGTGGTGCTCCTCCCATATCTCCTCCACCTGGAGGTGGAGGTGGTGTGGCCCCAACTGATTCTGTGGCACCTGTTTGTTTGCTATATAGTTTGTCAACATTATCAAATATACCTGTATGAACAATAATAGTTGCGGTATTCGTGAGTTCAGCTGCCACCGCCTTTTCAATTCTTTGTTGTTGTAAATCAAGTTGTATTTCTTGGTCTGAGAATCCTAATATATGTTTTTTAGCCCAAGAAACTGAAACAGGTGCAATACCCTCAACCGCAGTTACGGCATCTTTATATAATAACATTTTTTCTTTCCAAACATCAACCGCCAATAAGTCAGCTTGTTTAGATGAATTATTCAAACCTAATGTAAAATTACTTAATTCATCTTCGAAACCTAATAAGAACAAATGTATGATGGCAATTTTATTCATTTCTGCCAACATACTTTTTTGAATTCTGTTTATTGTTCTCGCAAAACGAATATCCATCAATGATAGATTTTTACCATCACCAACAGGTTCCTCAAAACCTAAGAACGCTTTTGGAACACGAAGTGCGGTCAATAATTTCTTTTGGATGTATTCAATATCGGCAATTTCTGCTAAGTTTTGAGCACCTGCTAAAGTTTCAATAGGACTTGCCTGTGCTGGGTCACGAACAGGAACAAAATAATCTTGGTCAACCGCCATTTGGTTAAATCTCATATCCACATTACCTGTCTTATGGTCCACAACTTGTTGGCGTTTAAACTTATTTGCTACACGATTTACATATGCCTCAACATCTTGGTCATCCATATTACCGACAAACACTTTGAAAATCCTTCTTTCGGGTGCTCTTGATGTTCGATAAATTAACATCGCATCTTCCGCCAAAATTAATTGTTTCCAAATACGTCTTGCTTTTTCTAACATAGATGTTCCATAAGGAAGTTTTCTGTCATCACCTAATAATCTAAAGTGAGCGATTTCCCAAGAGTTAAACTCCATATCACGGGCTTTCCACTTGAATCTCAAACCAGTGTTTCTCGGGTCTGCTTCAGTATTGTAAGTTCTGGACGCCATACCCATCTCTAATCTTTCGATTTCAATATTAGGTAATTGCATACAACCAACGACACCCTTTTCAGGGTCAAGTTTCAAATACACAAAATTATCACCGTATTTACAAGCATTTCTTGTCCACATCGGTAAATTGGTGTTTATGTCAAGAGCGTTATTGAATAAATCGGTCAATATTGATTTTATTCTTTGTGAATCAGAATAAATTTGAACCATTTGACCATCTTGATTTACTGTTGTAGATTCTTCACCATAGATGTCAAGGGCAGCAGAAATCTCAGGAGTATATTCCATTGATTCGAAATCGTAAAACGATGCTAACCTTGTTGGTTCATAATAAGTGGCTTGAGTATATAAATTATTCTCAATTTTGGTCCACTGATTGGCTAAGTAATAAGTTTGCTGAGCCTGTAATTTTTCTTTTTCGTATTGTTGTTTCGAAGTTGTTTTTAATAACTCCGTTTTGTCATATTGATAAGTTGGGTAGTCCTGACCTAATAATGAATAGGGTCCAAATGTTTTGGTCAGCCTTTGCCAAACTGTAAGATTTTGATTATTTTCCATAGAATAAAATTAACTACAACTATAAATAGATAAACAATAGTTTTGTAGTTCTAAATAAATATTATCTCATCCCCCCAAATAACCAATTATATTTCATATAGTCTTCTCTCGATGGCCCTGAATTTAAATTGGGGTCTTGATATCTTGATGGCATGTTTGGTATTTGTGGATTGAATGCCATTGAACGTGAAGGTAAATCATCGTTCTCTACCGTCCAAGAATTTATCATTGCTTTTGTTTGTTCTGTGACTTTTGTAAGTTGACTAAAGGACGCTTCCGCAACATACAAGGCCATTGCAATGGACATAATTAAGTCATCGTGCCCACCTTTTTGATGGTCAGGTCTTCCGTTGATATAAACAAAACTATTCATTTCGTTCAATAATCTTGAACTTTTTAAATTAAATTCGTGTCTAATTGCTTCTTCAAAGGACGCAATTATCTGAACTCTTTTGGAATTGAAGTTTATACCAGGAATTTTTTCGGCTTGTTTAGGGTCATATTTCCATTTGTTTTGGTAGTCAACACCATCTACATACAAGTTTTTATATCCAAGTTCTTGCATTTTTCTTGATGTAGATACACCCATACCACCGGTAATATCAATTACAACAAATGCAGAATACATATTTGCCCATTTGAAACAAATCTCAGCCATAATGTCGGGAGGTAATTTCCCAACAAATTCTGCGACCTGTTCTCTTGTGTCAAAATCTATAATCTGAAAAGTTGAAAAGTCCTCAGAATCTCCTCTTGAAACATCGACACCCATTACATACTTATGACCCATTACAGGCTCATTCCAAATCCAAAGAGAATTCGACATCATTTTGTTTTGGGGTTCTCTGATAAAATTTTCTCTTATTTTTTGTAATACTTTTGAATCAAAAACGTTGTCTCCTGAACCCAAAAAATTACATTCCAATTCTTGAGAAACCTTACGTTTGTCGTATTTAAGTTTTTTTACCATCGACTCAAACCAAGATGATGATGGTTTGTATCCAATGGACATATAATGTTTTAGTTTTTCATATTGTTCAGGACTTGTAACATCATAATCATCGATAACCTTTATTAAATCCTGACTGTAATTTTCTTTATTTAAAAAATAATCGATAATATCATCCGTTTGAACCAAATATAAATCTTTAGTGTAACGGGGGTCTTTATACCAATACATTTCAGATATTTTGAAATCATTCATTGCTCTGATAGATTGGTCATAAATTTCATAATAAATTGGGTCGTGACCATTTGGTGTTGAGATAACAATTACTTTACCACCTGTTGATAATGACGCCATACATGCGGACCAAAAGTCAGCATCGGCTTCAATATATGCCGCCTCATCGAATATCAATATAGTTGGTGTATAACCACGTAAGGCATCCTTTGATGTTGCAACCGCTTTTACCTCACAACCATTTGTTAATTTATAGTGTCTTTGTGAATTTTTTTCTTTCGTAAATCCAACATCAACCCAAGAAGGCCATTGTTCTACAAATGCACGAACTTTGTTTGCCATTTCTTGAGCGGTATCAAGTTTGTTGGCAATAATCAATATTTTTTCTGGTTTTGTTTTTTTGGCAAATACCAATCTTTTGGATGCCCAAGCGGCGGTTACGGTAGAAACTCCTGCCTGACGATATTTTAATGCAATATTTTCGTTGTAGTTTTCGTAGTCATCTAACAGAGAAACTTGGTCAGGAAATAATTCTAAAGGAACATATTTTGACACAGTATTATCATAGGTCTGTAAATAAGTACGAAGTGCGTAAGGGGTATCCTTTACGCACTTCACATATTCTATTAATACTTGTTCTTTTGTGTATGCCATAGATTAAACCATAGTTTCATCATCATCGGTGTCATCGAAATCTTCGTCATCTTCCTCACCGAATTTATCTTTGAGGTATCTCTCTTTCATTTTATTTTCAATTTCGGTAACATAGAAATTCAAAGCTTCTTCAGCCTTTTTTAGATTTCCAGTTCTAATGATTTCGTCCTGATTTTCATCCCACACCAATTTCAACAACTTGAAGAATCTTTTGTGATTAGAATTTGCAATTGTATGTATCAAATTGAACAAAATTTCACCTCTAATACTTTCGTCCTCAAACATTCTAGTAGGTAATAATTTAGTTATTCTGTTAGTCATTATTGGTCCGAACATAAGTGCCCAAGCTTCATTGGGAACAGTATCTGTAGATTGCATTACCAAATTAGCCTGAGTTGGGTCATCCGGAAGTGCAAATGTAGCAGGTACTTTCATAACACCTTTGATTAATTCGTGAAGAAGTATAGGAAACGTCAAACCTCTAGCTTTGATAGTCACTGGGTCTGTTTCATCGTCTATTTCTACTTGACCTACTTGACCCGCGCCCTGTTTTATTAAATTCTTGGTATATTCTTCAGGGTAAATCCAATACAAGTGTTCTAATATGGCCTGAGAAATGCTATATAATTCTACTAATTCACCATCATACTTATTTAAAATTTCTGAAATGTTGGTAAATATTTTTTCATTCGTTTCAGGGTCAACACCCGTTTCAATAGACCCATACTTATAGTATGATGCATCTTGTAAAGAAAATCCTTGTACTAAAGTATTGATAAACGTTCTTTTTGCGGTTTCTAAGTCAAATGTTTCCATAGCCTGTATGAAATCATCCATATCTGCTTCAGGACTATCAGATTTTGAAAAGGCCTTCTGTACTTCCTCAACTGAGGGTTCTTTGTTTGTCAATCTCATGCCAGCAGCTGGAGGTAGTGGGCCTCCAGTTAATTTTGCATCAAACAAAAATTTATCATCAGAGAGATTGAACATTCTTTTAACAATTTTGACAGCCAAATTCTCCAAACTATTGGTTATACCAGCCTCTTTTTCTTTGATGGTATAAATCATATCCCCAACATAGGTACTAAGATTACGTAAAACTTCAAGATTCGTACCCTCAATTTTCTCTGTAGAACCTAAAGCTTTTCTAACTTTATCAACAGAAAGTTTGAATCCTTGGGTCGCCAATTTATCGAGTACATTTTCATCCGTATCTTTGAATGGGCTCATTTTGTGATATTGAGTTCTACGACTCTCAATATCTCTTTGTTTTTGTGGTTCCATCCTTGGACGCCCATCATATTCTACCTCATTTACTGTTCTATATCTATTTGCCATTTTTAATAAAATTCTTTAGTTGATGTAATTAGTAATAAAACCTAACCCGCTTGATTTAGCAATTTGTGAAATCTCTTCCCACGGAAAAAGGTTCTTATTTCCAGCCTGTGGTGCGGGTCTATGTTTAGGTCTATATGGACTATCTTTATCCGGCTTACCAGGTTTAGTTGTTGGTTTAGTTATTGGTTTTGAGGGAGCCGTTTCAGTACCAACAAATTCCCTTAATTTTTTTGCTTGCGGCGCTGGTATATGTTTAGGTCTATATGGATTATCCTTATCAGGTTTAGTTCTATTTGGTTTAGAAGGTGCATCCTTTTCTCTTGTTTTTTGTTTTTCTTTTGTTTCCGATTCTGAAATCATTTCTAAAAATTCTTTTTTGGATATTTTTGGTTGTAAATGTCTTTCCAACAAAGATACAATTTTTTTCTCCAAAAACAAATTCACAGGGTCTTTTCCTTCCTTGATTGATTTTTTAACATCCATCACACATCTTTCATATTTTTTCTTATCCTTACGACCAACCTGTGCGGTGCATATCGCCCAAGGATTATATTTTTTCTTTGGAGTTTTTTTCTTACCCTCTTTCATTTCAGATTCCATAGGTGTCACAGAAGTTTTTCCACCTTTTGTTGATACAACAACATTTTTACCTCCCGTTGGTATTTCTGTTTCTGCGTTTGTCGGTATAGTATACGAAGTTACAGTTTTTTGTTGTTTTGTAACCGCAGGGCTTGGTTGTTCGTTTAATTTATTATATAATAATCTTAATTGAGATTCAGTTAAGTTGGCTAATGTTTCTGCTTTGAGTCCCATGTCAATTAATTTAAATGCCAGTTTATTCTTTTTCATAAACAACTTGTTTATCAAATTCTAATACTATATCTCTTTCATATAGTTTATCTTTTATTTTCTTTTCGTCTTCACCGTATCTGAAAACTAATCTTTTTTCTATGTCAAAATTTATATCAGAATCGTCACTTTCCCACGCTAATGCTATTACATCATCTAAGGCGTCAATCATAGAGAAAAAATCGGAATCTTGAATTAATGAGAGTTTTATCTCCGCATTTTTCAAGACCCCGACTTTTCGTATAAACTCTATATTTGGGGGTAGAGGATTTCCATTGGATGGTTTTGAATCCCAACTTTCACCCCAAACTTCTTCCTTAACATCTGAAAAGATAAATTCATAAATGTTATCACCTTTATAGTTTGGTCCAAGTCCATTAACATAAATTAGATAACTCATAGAATTGCTCCGTCAGGGGTGATTTTGTATTGTTTACCGTTAACTTCGAAAACCAAATTTTTCTTGTTTGTTTTTCCGACAAATTGAGCTTTGGTATATCTGTCCAAGAATTTTGAAGAAATTTGTTCTTGTCTGTATGATTCCGATAAATTTCTTACCTCATTCATAGTTTTCGTTTTTTTTGCTTTTTCAATCAAAAACTTTTCCTTCTTTTTTTCTTGAATAAATTGTTTTTCGTTTTCAGTTTCTACAAAATATGATTTTATAATACTATCAACTTTTGATTCTGAGAAAACTCCATCAAATATGTTAGATACATTGTCAACTTCATCATCCTCCATCATCTCTCCCATATATGACTTCAATCTATTACTGAAATTACTTTTTTTCTTTGGTGTGTCGCTAAAACCTAAATCATATTCTCCGCCAATCATACCTTCGATGTATTCATTAGTTTCTTCTTCACCTAATTCATAGTCATATGATTCTGGTAATTCCTCATCGTCAGTTGGTGGTGGTGGAGCGTCTTCATCATCAGGCATTTCATCTGAAGGTTCTTCATCAGATTCAAATTCAGAATCCTCTAATCTACTGATAATATCTTCCATATCTTCATCTGTAAGAACAGATAAATCCAAAGCCGATAGTATTGAATTCAGAACATATTTGGTATCATCAGCAGAAATAGGTTCCTCACCTTGATTTAATTTTCTTAATTTTTGAGATAACTTACCTGTAAGTTTTTGTATTGTTTTGAATGAAACTGCTCCTTCATCTTCGTCTTCAGGTTCTGGCATTTCCTCATCACCCATTTCCTCATCACCCATTTCACCATCAGGTGGAGGCGGTATATCATCTTCAGGCATTTCACCATCAGGTGGAGGCGGTATATCATCTTCAGGCATTTCACTATCAGGTGGTGCTGAAGGTGGTGCTGAAGGTGGTGCTGAAGGGGTTTCTAATGATGGTTCTGGTTTTGGTGTTTTCAAAACAAATTTTTTATCTTCATTAAATAATGAAATATGAGTGTCATTTCCAAATATTTCATTAATTTCCTTTGCAACCAAATTTAATCTTTTGAAAGCCTGAGAGTAAGATTGATAATATTTCCTATGTTTCATAGGGTCTAAATATTCTGCCAACCCTTCATGAATTGATTTTTTTATAACATATCCATTTTTTTCTCTTTCGATGTGGTAAGTATTACCATCTGCTAACTTTATGTTGTAGTGGTTAGAATTTACCTCATTTATTGGATTGGGTATATTTTCTTTATATCGAGCAATTTCCATAATTCTTTGGATTTTTTCGATACCTTGTAATTTTTCACTTCCTATCGGTTTAAGTTTTCCCATTTTATATCTGTTTTTTTTGTTTAAGAGTTAGTTCCATCAAAACCGCCAAGGGCGACACAAGTCCTTTGTAGGACCACGCAACCATTAACATCCGTATATTTCGGATATGGTGTCACAACGGTTGCCGTATTGGCACCACCCGAAAAAGTTCCCGTCAGGTAAGTGTATGTTCCTGCGGTGTAAACTGTACAAGCTGAAGTATAGAATCCTGGCATAGTTTGAAGTTTTCTTTATAAATATATCGTTTATTTCATTTATTCTTTTTTTTATTAAGTAAATATTATTATGATGTTTACGCACAATATTCATCATACAATCCTCTGAACATTTGTGCTATGGCTTCACTACCACTACTACCCAATTCTGTGAGTACCGTTATAGAAAAAAATTTACCACCATCCTGTATCCAACAAGAATCGTGGTTGTATTCGTTATATGTTCCTGTTTTTCCACCAATATATACATTAGATGGCATCAATTTTAAACTTCTACTTCCGCTAGTTTTACAAGAACTACTGATTCTCAATATACTATCGGCCCCTTTAAATTTATTGTTATATGCATCGCTCCAAAACTTACACATATCAATCGCATTTGATTGGTTACCTGCGTTTCGAGCTGGTTTCATTCTGTATCCCATACTTTCAGCCCAATCATTTACACCTTTGGGTCCACCGGCTAATTTCTGAATATCATTCCAAACCGTGTTGTCACTTTTGGTTAATAGTTTTATGACTTTTTCATAATCAGAATTTTTGAGAACACCATCATTATTTGCAAATGCTGCTGCTGCAACACATACTTTAGGAACCGACGCCCCATAAATATTTGTTGAAGCATTTGAACTGGACCCTAATAATTGGTTTGAGTTCATATCATAAACTGCCCAAAAAACTGATGAGTTTTTTTTGTATGACTTATATTTTGATGGATTATATTCCCCCCCTGAACCGGTGTTTCTTTTTAATGAAATACCAACATCTTCACCTAATTTTTTTAAATTCTTACCATCATCATTTACAAAAAAATTGGAATTTTCATTCATTTTTTTATCATTAGAACTATTTTCAATTTTTCTTTCGGCTTGTGAAAAATTCCCACCATAATACAAATGCCAAGGTTCTGCCATCCTTACAGGACCTTGGACTTTATATGTAACATCAAAACCATAATTTTTACAATTCTCGGCGACCCATTTTTTTATTTCCGGTCGACTATTCCACCAACTAGGTTCGAGTGAAACAATGTCAAAAGCTTTACCCGTATGATGTTGAGTGAACCCCGGTATTGTTGTTGCTCTTTGGACATCCTCGAAATTTCTACCGCTATTTATTTTATTTTTGAAATTTTCAACTTGGTCATTGTAACTTCTATAGTCTGAAATAATTCCTTGTGGAATTTGTCCTGGGAATTTTTTTCTTAAATCTGATAATAATCTATTAATCGCTGATTTTGCTTCAGGGTTTACTCCGCCAGCATCTTCTCTCCAATTACCCTCTTGCTCGAACTCCTTTCTTATATCATCATCAGTTATCTTTCTACCAATTTTGTTTTCTAATGATTTGATAGCAGATTGTATTTTTGTTGGTAAATCATTTCTGCTTGTAAATTCTTTTGCAACTTCTTCCTTATCTTTATTTATTATTTTTTTTCCTGTGTATTTTTCATACAAGTTTTCGGCAGCTTGGACTCTATTTGAATAGTTTCTACTCGCCGGTTTCTCGTATTTGCTAGCAAATATCGTTGCTGAGTCAGCGGGAGTATAAGATTTTTTCAATTCATCTAAAACACTCGAATAAGGACCGGTCAATTCCCACCATAGATATTCCATCTGACCTTCTATAGAATTAATATCATAATCTTTTTGTCTGATAAATTCTTTCAACCTATCCCATCTTTCTTCGTGCCATTGGGCTAAACCATAAGAAGTTCCATTATCACCTAATGCGTCAGTTTTGAAACCAGATTCAATAAATAAATTTCCTGCTATACCTGATGCTTGCTCATCCGACAATCCCTTATTTTTGAGGAATTCGATAATATCTTTAGAGGATGATAATTGTCCTTCAGAAATTTTTATAGGTTTTACTCTTGATACGTCGACAAATGGTTTCAAGTCTTCAGACTTGATACCCTTAGATTTCAATTTAGATATCAAAGTTTTGATTGTTTCTAAAGTTGCAATCGAGTTTACAACTCCTGAACCTTTGTATCCTCCTACTTTAGTTTTATCTAAAACCTTTTCAGGGTCCAAATGTTTACCATCTTTAATAACCTCGAAATGTAAATGGGGTCCTGAAGAATTTCCGGCTCCTTTATCACCTTTTGCACCACCTGTAAGTCCAATTATTTCTCCTTTTTTTACTTTTTGACCAGGTGACACATTTATTTTTTTACAATGACAGTATTTGGTTTCATATCCTCCTGCATGTTTTAACCAAATTATACCACCACAGTTTTTAGAACCAAATCTCGCATGCATGACCTCACCACTCACAGGTGCCGCTATTTCAGTTCCCGATGGAACCCCGATATCAATACCTTGGTGCATTCTACCACCTCTAGGTCCGTAAGGTGAAGTTATTACTCTTGTTGAAACTGGCGGTTTCAGAGTAGAACTTTCTTCTTCAGATTCCGTTTCTTCTGAATCGGATTCTACCCCACTTAAATTATCTGACTTAAATTTTTCAATAGCACTTGCAGTTTCAGGACCATATAATCCATCAACACCAAATCTTGGTAAATCATATCCTAATAACTCCAATCCAATTTGTATTGACTCAACATTTTTTTGAAATGAGTATTCTCCACGACTTTGTTGAGTAACATCTTTATTGATTGACTCTAAGTTATCATATAGTTCCTTCACATCTGCATCAACAACATCAGCCTTTTTTGGGTCATCAATTTTTTGTTCTTCATCCTTGTCTATTTTTAGTATTTTTCTCAATTTACCCAAAAGACCATTTGTTTCCCCCTGCTCTCTTAGAGAAAGTTCCTTATCTAATCTGTCCTTTTTGAAGTCGAACAATTTTTCTATATGTCCACTTCTCCTCAAGTATTTGAATACAAGGTTTTCGTAAGACATTTCTCCACCCTTTTCTAATCCAATTTTTCTATAGTCCTTAAGTTTTTCTTTAAGGTTACTAACCAATTTTTTTGATTTTTCTAAATCTTTCTCCTCTTGTGCCGACTCAAGGATTTTATCTATTTTTTCAATCCATTGGTCTATTTTCTTTTTGAGAATTGTTTTATTTACCTCGAATTTTTCTTTTTTTGGTTTTTCTAACCAATCATTCGAAATTAAAGAGAAGATACCGGCAGAATGCCCTTTTTCATTTTCATCCTGAACAAAGACCTCGACATCGTATCCGTATATTTTAATATTTTGTTCAGAATTAAATATGGTTTTTTTCAGTTTAAATAACTCTTCGTAGAGGTGTAGACTTTTTTTTGGAAACTGAGTAAAATCAGCTATGATATGTAAATCAAAATCCGAATACTGGGACCAATTAAAATTGACGAGTGAACCAGTAAGATGAACATCTGATACTATTACATCTACTTTTAATGATTCAATAAATTCGTATGCAATTTCCAAAAGTTTTTCTCTAACTTTTGGTGATAAAATATAAGACCCTTTTGAGTTTTTTTTCCAAATTTTTGGATTCAAATCATCTTGTAAATCAAAACTTTTTAAAATACCATTGTTTTCCATCACATTATAAATATCCGTTAATCAGACTTTTTTATAAGGGTATGATTTGGATATTTTGGAACTGAAGAATTTACCTTGTGACTCGGACATTCTGAATTGTGTATAAACTTGATGAGGAACTCCTTCGTAAATATATTTTAGGTCATTGTTAAAAATTACTTCCAATGATTTTGTTTCAGTATCGTATTCTGTGTGTTTGATATTCGATGATTGAATATCGTTAATTATTTTGGTCCCTTTAATTTCTTCTTTTATGATTGCCATAAGTTAAAATTTAACCTTAAGATATGAAATTGCTCTACTAACTAAAGACCAATCCTCTTTTTCTACCGCTCTTTTTAACATATTAGTTACATAATCTTTTTTCGATATTATTTCTCCAGACAAATCCCCTGTAGTATCATCCAAATACACTTCCTCAGTATCGTTTAATTTATCGTAGAGACCTTTAATATTTTGATGACCAAAAACTCTCTCATTTTCAATCAAAACCTTTTTAACAATTCTGTGAAGGTCATTTTCAGTTAATTTGATTATTTTTTTCATATCAATAAATATTATACAAATTAAAAAACCCCTCTTTTTGGGAGGGGTTTTTTTGAAAAATTAAAGAAGAGAGATTTTTTTCTTTGTTTCCTTTTCACTTGGAGTAGGAATGAAGATTGTCAAAATACCATCCTCGATTGTTGCCTCAAGTTTTGAGATGTCAATTTTATTTCCCAACTCGTAAGTTTTTTGGAATGTCTTTGTTCTTTCACCATTTGATGTTTTATAAATTCTTTTACCATCAATCAAAAGTTTTGAACCTTCAACCTCAACTTTTAGATTTGATTTGTTAAAACCTGGTACATCAAATAAATAGTACATACCATCCTCAGTTTTGTGGGTTTCATAATCGGTCGAATAATAATTCTTCCTAGTTGATTCAAAAAAGTCCTTTGTTAAATCATCAAATGTTGGACTGAATAAAGAAATTGTGTTAAACATAATTTTTATAATTTATAAGTTTATTTTTCACCCGATTAGCCAACTTTGTGCCAAACCAAAAAAACTGACATGAACTGACAAAATGTCATACTATGTGTGACAAACTGACACTGTTGAATTTATAAATTCAATTCCTATATTTTTACAAAATTTAAATACTATGAACGAGATAATGGATGATGGACCATCACACAAAAAGAAAATAGAAAGTGAAACAGGAACACCTGTATTAGATAACTTCTCAAAGGATTTAATTAAGTATGCCGAAGAAGGCAAATTGGACCCTGTAATTGGAAGAGATAAAGAGATTTTGAGAATTGCTCAAATTCTATCAAGAAGAAAGAAAAATAACCCAATTATTATTGGTGAGCCAGGTTGTGGTAAAACCGCAATTGTTGAAGGATTGGCGATGAAAATCCAACAAGGTGAATGTCCAAGAAATTTGGTTGATAAAAGAATTGTTTTACTTGATATGACATCCATTGTTGCGGGAACCAAGTATCGTGGCCAGTTCGAAGAAAGAATGAAAGTGATAATCGAGGAATTACAATCTCATCCAAACATTATTGTCTTTATTGATGAAATCCATACAATCGTAGGAGCAGGAAATTCTTCAGGCTCTTTGGACGCTTCAAACATATTCAAACCCGCACTTGCAAGAGGAGAAATTCAGTGTATTGGAGCAACAACATTAGATGAGTATCGTAAGAACTTTGAAAAGGACGGAGCACTTGAACGAAGATTTCAAAAAGTAATTGTTGACCCAGCAACAAAAGATGAAACTTTACAAATTTTAAGAAACTCCAAATCAAAATATGAAGATTATCACAAAGTAATTTTCTCGGATGAAGTATTAATTACTTGTGTTGATTTGGCAGACAGATATATTACAGATAGAGAGTTTCCTGATAAGGCTTTTGACATTATAGATGAAGTAGGAGCAAGAAGTCAGGTAGATGTTAAAATGCCAGAGTCGATTGAGAAGTTAAAACAGGAGGCTTCTGATATAAAACAAATGAAGATAGATGTTGTTAAAAGACAAAACTATGAACAAGCGGCGGAATTACGAGATAAAGAAAAAAAGGTTCTAAATAGATTACATGCAGAAAAACAACGATTTGAAGAAGAAATGAACATCAACAAAAAAGATGTTCAAATCGAACTTGTCTATGAGGTTGTTTCAAATATGACCAAAATCCCTGTGGGTAAATTAAATGTTGATGACACAAAATCTCTTATTAATTTGGAGTCAATGTTGGAATCAAAAGTTATCGGTCAATCAGAAGCGGTAAGTAAAATCTCAAAAGCAATTCGTAGAAATAGATTGGGTATCAAGGACCCAAATAGACCAATTGGTTCGTTTATTTTCTTGGGTTCAACAGGCGTTGGTAAAACACACTTAGCAAAACAATTGGCAAAAGAAATTTTTGGTAGTGAGGATTCACTAATCAGGATTGATATGTCTGAATATCAAGAAAAACATACCGTGTCTCGTTTGATTGGAGCACCTCCAGGATATGTGGGTTATGATGAGGGAGGACAACTCACTGAACAAGTTAAAAATAAACCATATTCAGTTGTTTTATTTGACGAAATTGAAAAAGCAAATAAAGATGTATTCTCAACATTACTTCAAGTATTGGATGATGGGCACTTGACCGATAGTTTGGGTCGTAAAATTAACTTCAAAAATTGTTTGATTATTATGACATCAAATCTTGGTGTTAAAAAAATCCAAGAATTTGGTTCGGGTATCGGTTTTCAGAAAAAAGATTACATCGTTGAGGAACAAAAACGAGATACTCTGAAAAAAGAACTTCAGAAATTTTTTGCACCTGAGTTCTTGAATCGTATTGATGATATCATTGTATTTAATACTTTGAAAGAAGAACACGTAAAAGAGATTGTTAAAATTGAACTTATTAAGTTGACAGATAGGTTAACTAAAATTAAATACAATTTTAAATTTGACGAATCAATTGTTGATATGATTTCTAAAGTTGGATTTGATGAAATGTATGGTGCCCGTCCTTTGAAGAGAGCAATTCAAGATAAAATTGAAGATTACATTTCAGAAGAAGTTCTCAGAGGTGAATTACTCACAGACCACAATTATACTATATCGGTTGAGGAGGAAAAAATAAAAATTACAGAGGATAAGAAACCAAAGAAGGGTAAAACAAAAAAGGAGGTCGATTGACCTCCTTTTTTTATAAAACCGAATAAAATTTATCAGGTTTTTCCATTTTGAATCTGTATTTGGAATAACCTAATTTTTCAATCATTTTCTTTCCTACATCAATTCCGTTATAAACATCTTCTACAACAACATATTCGTTTTTGGTATGGTAATCATAATACCCGATTGAAATGTTTATACAAGAAAAGTCAAATGATTCTTTCAGAGCGTAAACGTCAGTGTATGGATGTGAAAAATATTGCAATTTATCAGGAAAAGATTCAGTCAACACATTATCACAGTGTTTGAAAAAATCAGACCTACGGTCAAACAAGGTCGTACCCCAACATCTTTCAGTAACCATCCAATTCTCAGGGGCGTCAAACTGAATTGCGTATCCTATATCAGAGAAAAAAGACCTGTCCGCTTTACGAGAACCGTGACATCCTGTTTCTTCGGATACAAAAAATGATGCTTTTAGAAACGGTAACTCTTTTAATAATTCCAAACAAGCATAAATACCACACTTATCGTCACCACCAATTCCCGTAGGATTACCTAAATCATTGTAAGCCTTTAATGAAAGTTTCATTTCACCTTGAGCATTTTTCTTTTGCTCTTCCACAACATTTATAGTATCAATATTGTGAACCGTATCGGTGTGAGATACAACACAGGGGAAATAAAAATTATCAGGAACAGGACCCGTTGTTTTTGTGGCATATACATTCATATATTCATCAACTTCGTGGTCGATGTTATTTTCGGTAAGCCAATTTGAGATAAATTCAACCATCAATTCTTCATTGTAAGTTTTAGATGGTACGGACAAAACGTCCTTCAGTAATTGATAATTTCTTTCCATAGGACAAATCTATCAAAAGTTTTTAACAAAACAAAATTAAAACAAAGAATAATTATAAATTAGGTTATAAAAATCCTCTAGTTCCATTAAAGTTCGGTAACTATTAATACCTTTACCTCTTAAATTGACATCCAATTTTCCTGTTTCCAAATCTACTTTTCTTAAATAAAAAGTTTTATTTGGGTCAATTGGAAAATCATACCATACTTCAAACTTGAATTTTTTAGAAATTTCATTATATACCTTTTTTACTTTATCTAAATTTTGTTCCTCTAACTTCTCTAAGACCCTATCCAAGGTTCTTGCGGCATCTCTATTAAATTGTTCGTCATCAAAATTATCACCATATATTTCATACATATATTCATACCAATCAGTTACATCTAAACTATGTCCTATCGCAGAGATTAGTCCCAATAAATCTGTATTAAATAATTCTCTTGATTCGTATAATCTAATTAAATTCCAAACAGGAGTTGTATATTCCCAAAAACATCCTCTTCTTACGAATATATTAAATTTTTCATATATATTACAAAGTTCTTCAGTAACTTCTTCTTTTGCTTTTTCGTTTCTTGCCTGATTTTCTAAATTAGCATACTCAGTAGACAAATCATCACCAATTTCAGGATAGAAATTATCAAGTATTTTAGTTAACTCTGCATTATCGTGGTCATTATCTGTTAGAGTAGTACCAGGTTTTAATACTTTTAATATTTCATTAATTTTTTCTTTATTTTCGTCATTCAAATTATAAGTAAGAATGTAACCGTCAGTCCATTGGTAATTGTCAGAGGTATCAACAAAATCAAATCCACCTCCATAAGAGTTGAAAATTTGGTTCAAAAACCAAACGGTATCATCACTAACTTCAAATGTTTTAAAATATTCTTCATCATTATCAAATCTTAATGTCACAATAGAATTTCTTGGATTTCCTTTAATATATTTGAAATTACTAATAAGGTCATCGACATTTTGCATCGTCCAATCACTTAAAGGTGGAACCCCTTGAGCAATCGCTTTTAAAGCATAATAAGTGCTCATATCAAATGGATTGACCTTATCCATAATGAATTTTTCAATAAATGAGTGTTTTCTTAAAAGGTCGGATAAAGTAAGAACTTCCTCATAAAAGGTTTCTATTTCTATAGAACTCATATGAGGAATATGAATCCAAATTGAGTCTCCCCTGAATTTTTTATCAATCAAATAATATAAATGACCCTCTCTAAATTTTCTTCCCCAAGTGTTTGCGATATCTTCTTTACCGTAGTATCTTGCAGTTTCAGCATTTAATATTTCCATAAAAAGGTAATTATCGTTTTCAATAATCACGTCCCTTCCTTCATCGAGGTCTTCACTTGTCATAAATTTTTTATTGATAAATATTTATTCTTTTTGGTTTTTCCAAAAAGGTTCGTATATTTGTAGAAGAAAGAAGTTCTTTAACATAATGGGGATGACATAGCATCGATTGGCACGGTTGCTAATTAAGGGCGTAACGAGGCTGAGTTAACCTTGTAAAACTGACTTAACAATTAGACGGAAACGTTATCAACAAACTTTCAGCAGTAGGACTTGTTCGCACTTCTGAAACTGTAGCGGTAGCCTAAGGCGAAACTACTTCGGGTCGGCGTACACATAACCTCGGAACAGAAGTACTGGTAGGGTGTGGTTTCTATCCTAAAAGAAACAAAACTCGTTTGTGGTTTGCTGAGTAAGAAAATCAATATTTCGGAACATTAAGAACTAATGTTGACCTATTTACGTAGTCCTTAATTACCAAAGTGAGCAAGACCGGGGGGCGGCACCCCGCATCTCCACCATTTGAAACCTCATTCCTTTTCGGAGTGGGGTTTTTTATTTTCTATGAATATTTATCTGATATATTTAATTTATGAAAATTATTTTATCAGAAAGTCAATACTATAGATTAATTGAAAGTGTTGATGAGGCGGAAAAAGAAGAATCGATTTTAATCATCGGTGATAGTCATAGTGTGGATGCTGGTTTCACTTACTCAAGTTTAATAAAAAATAATTTCAAGAACGTCAAAATTGCCGCAATAGGAGGTAAAAGAACATCTTGGATGGTATCTGAATTATCCAATCAACTCTCCAAACAACACTACGATAAAGTTGTAATTTGGGGTGGAGCAAACGATATGTTTTCTAACGTATCTATTTCCGAAGCGATATCAAACATTCAAAAAATGGTTGATATGGTGAATTCCCAAGACGGACAAGCATATGTAATTGTCGGTTTTGACCAAAGGGTTTTTTCCAAAAAAGGAAAATATAAAGCCACAAAATACGCAAATCCTGACCAATTAGATAAAATGAGAGAAAAGTATATTGATTTTCAAGAATCTTTACCTAGTGGCATAAGTAATGCAACCGTAATCGATTCATTCGATATAGATAACTCACACACATCGGATAACATGCATGGAAATGGTCCTGCACACAGACAAGTATATTCTATTGTATCTGATTATCTTTCGAAGAAAAATGATAATAAAAAAGTTGAAAAAATTATCGAAAAAGAAAAAGGACTACAGGTTATTGAGAGATTAAAAAAATATATGGACGAGCAAAAAAGTTTTTCGCATGAAGATGGAGAGAGTTCGATACCATTTGAACCTGAAGTAAAGGACATACAAACAGGATTACAATTTTTAGGATTTTCATTACCTGAATGGGGTGTTGATGGTAAGTTTGGTAAGGAAACAAAAAGTGCGGTAGAAGAATTTCAGAAATCAATAAAAGCTGAGATTACTGGTATTATGGATGATGAAACGATTTCTGACTTAATTGAAGAATTAGAAAAAAGAGATTTTGATGAAGAAGATTTATCCAAAATTATAACTAAAAAAACGGAAAGTTTAGAAACATTTAAACCAAGTGAAAATATTGTTATTGACAACCCTGGTGTTAAAGTGAGGACATATCCCTCTGACTTGATGGATAGATTTGAAAAAATTTCTGACGGATATTCTGACACATTTATTTCAGATGTTAAGTCTATCGGTTTGGACCCTGTGATTGCAGTTAGGCAACTATACACTGAATCAGCATTCAGTCCAGAAGTTATGAAATGTAAAAGAAAATCATCGGCAGGTGCAATGGGTATTGCACAATTTATGCCAGGAACTTGGCCAACATATGGTAGCGGAAATCCTTGTAACGTAAGGGATTCATTGAAGGCATATGTTAGATTTATGGATTATCTTTTAAAAAGATTTCCTGGTAGGCCTGACATAGCGGTTGCTTCATACAATAGTGGCCCCAACTTGAAAATCTATAAAAAAGCACTCAATGATAATTTAGCCTTTCAATCATTGAAAGGTAGGATTCCTAACGAGACATATAAATACGCCGCAAGTATCTTCCAACCATAAAAAAAGGGTCATCACCGAAGTGATAACCCTTATTTGGCTATTGGTTTTGTGGTTAGGTTTCCAATAAACCCAAGTTTAATTGTAGTGAGCAATTAACTCGAATCGTTCGACCACTCGACGGATGTGTTAAATAGGTGACTAAGCCTATTTTTTATTCGTTTTGATGAACCTTAAACGAAAGGTGTGGTTATCACATCTACGCACACACTGAAAAGGTGGTCTTTTTTTTCTGATTTCACGGGTGAGGGGTGTGAAACACATAACAAGAGCCTAAATATTAAACAAAACTCCCCCGAACACATTCTTTTTTTTGTTTTTTTTCGTCATCCCGAAAAATTAGGTGGCTTCATTCGATTCCACCGTAAACGGGTCACTAGTTGCGACGCTTTGGAGTTGAACCAAATTAGTGATGCTTATGAGACACCCCCAGATACCGACCTGACCGCCCGCCATATTTTTAAATCCAGAACGTGCTACAGACTCGCAAACACGATGACCGAAGTCATACTATTTAGTCAGGTTCACACTAGACCTCTTTTCTGAATTACTTTTGTTACTATAACCGTTGCGGTAATATGTTTCACTTACACTTTAAATGCGAAGGAGTCCCGTAGTCACTTTCCTCACATACAACAGTAGCCCTACGGACCTAGACTGTTTCAGTAACTTATGTTTTAAAGAACTTTCTGAATTATTGTTTGACAAAGTTAAGTAATTTTTTTCACTTGTCAAGCACTATTTTCAATTTTTTTCTTTCGTCCTCCCCACCCTATCGACTAAATCAATCAACTAACTTATATTTGATAGGGAGGGGTGGTGTTCAATCCTTTTACAAAGGTAATAAAAGGAATATAACTTCCAAAACATATTTGTAAAAAAAAGTATTTGACTTCTTAAAAAATGTTAATTATATTTGAAATCGTAAACTTAATAAACTAATAAAAACTATGAAAAATCTATTTTATTCTTTGGTAGTAGTCCTTGGACTCGCATCTTGCACAGGTGGTGCTGACGCCCCTTCACCATCAACTGATTCTACGGCTGTTGACTCAACTCAAGTTGATTCTTGTCGTGTCGATTCTTGTAAAGTTGATTCGTGTAAAAAAATGGGTAAGTAATCTACCGAAGATTAATTACTTAATAAACCCTACCTCAATGGTGGGGTTTTTTGTTTTATAACATATTTATAAAAAAAAACCATATGGATTTATACAACATTGCCAAAAGATTATCAAGATTGATACCTGAGGGTTCTTATACGAATTTAAATCAACTTTTCATTTATATTAAAACAAATAAAACCTTCCAACAATTTACACAAAATTTTCCTTTGGAAGTAACAATAAAACTAACTTTCTATTTGGATGCGGTTTTAAGAAATGTTGAGAAAAAAACAGTTGATTGGTCAATTAATAATAACCTTTATACATTTGATATGATTTGTTTTGGTAAAGAACCTGGTATGGTAGAGTGTGATTACTGTGGAGGTAGTGGTACCGAAACTTGTGGTTACTGTGGAGGTAGTGGTAGTGAAAGTTGTGATGAATGTGGTGGTAGTGGAAAAGTTGATGTAGAAGATGATGAGGGAAATACAGAACAAGAAGAATGTGAGTATTGTGATGGTGACGGGGATATGAGTTGTGATAATTGTGGTGGTGATGGAGAATACAATTGTTATAAATGTGATGGAAATGGTGAGGTTGAGGATATTCAAGAGGTCCCTGAAATACTTGTTACCACTTATATTGCTTATGACTTAAATTTGGAATCTGTTATTGAAGGATTCTTATCACAGATGAATGAGGTTGAGGACACAAAATTTACATCGGAATTTCCTGTGTTATTTGCGATGGAAAGAAAATATAGTTCTGAAGACATCGCAACAAGTTCTATACCTAAACAAAATTGGGATAAATGTTTTATAAACAAAGTTGAGGATTTTGAACCGAGTAGGTTTAGTGCGACCGGAACAAATTATCAAGTTTTAAGGTGGGTTGAGCCTGGTACATTTTACGACATCAACGAAAAATTACTTGATTGACATCAACGAAGAAATTAATCCTGTCGCGGTTAAAGTAACACCAACTCCAAAAATTATATTGACAGGTGTATTTTTGAAAATGTTTGGTCTTACATATTCTTTGGTAAATGAGTTTGTTTTCGGTGAATAACTATATACCCAATCCCCTTGAGCATTATTTTCCAATACCGAAGCGGTAATTAAAGTAACTCCTCCCACCAACATTATAGGTCCGTTTTTAGGTTTGTTTGAATAACGAAAAGTTTGAGCCTTTGTTTTTACACAAAGACCCAAACTTACAACCAAACCCAAAATTAAAATTCTAAAGTTTTTCATATTTTGGTTTTATCAATTTCCATATTATGGATGAATAATCTTTTTTATCCCACATGGCGAACATAACGGCGTGTAGTTCTTTTTTGTCAAAATTTTTCTGAACAAATTCTGCAAACTCCTTTTTGGTTGGTTCTACCTCTTTGTCCCCATATTTCCCATATCTATAACTATCGTGATATTTACCGCAGTATTCAGATATTTGATAATGTGCGTATTTTAATTTACCAACATAAGTTTTTACCTTGTTATAAAATTCATCAGGAACATCTTTTAACAATGCATCTATGTCATCACCATTACTTAAAACTTCCCATATAGAAGTGGTAGATACTTGAGTCATTATTTTATGTAATCTCAAATATTCCTCACCTTTGATTTTCATTCTATCTCCGTTGGAAAAACGAACAACAAAACCTTCTTCGTTATCTCTCACCATAGATTTCAAGGTATTATAATCGTTTATTCCATCATATTTTTTTACAACTTTGAAACCTAAATTGTTTATCAGATTTTTCAATCTAACATCCACGGACCCACCATATAAATCAACTTCATAACCTGACTTGGTATTTATCATACCTAACAAAACCACATCCTCAAAATCATAGTCAACCACTATTCGGTTTGATTTGTATATGATTTCAAATAGATAAGTGTAATCCTTATGTAGTGATGCAAAGTCATATTTAAACATCATTTCATAACCTTTAACTGCTTGGTCAGAAGTAAATGAACCTCTGGTTGCCATAACCCAACCACCATTATAATAAAAGAAGATTCCCAAAGACCCATCCATCTTTTCATATACATCAAACTTTTCAGTCGGAGTATGTTTTGATTCCTCTAAATTGAAGAATTTTTTAAATGGTCTTGCAACTACATTTCCTTTATCGTTGGTCACTAATCCTCTTGACATTAGAGTAATATCATCCCATAGCCCTTCATATTGAACCTTTTCAGTATAGTTCCATATGGTTAGAGGTAAAGAGGGGTGTACTTGTTTATAAAGTAACC